TTAAGAAAAACATTTCTAAAATTGATTTTAATAATAATTCTAATAAAGTGTTTTTTAAGGTTAGGAATGATAAATTTAAAGGACTTGATATTAAAAAAATTACACCTATTTGTGATTTAGATGATTTACCAAGATGGTTTTTCCAAGAATTGGATGTAAATACTGAAAGTGCTTTAAATAACTTTCTTCCGACAAAAAACCCAACAGCATTTACGGAAACTTATTCATCTAACCATTATTTTTAATGAAACTAAGATATTTAAACATTTACAAAGCACCTATAAAATCACATTTATTAAAAATTCAAAAACAACTTTCTGAAAAGGATGTCATATTTGACTTTAATTTTTTGGATGAAAACCCAATAGATGAATATTTTCATGTTGAAGTTTCAAACAAAAAAATTTATAATTTTTTAAAAAGAAATTTATCCAAATTTGATTAAAAAATAATTTTCAACATGCAGACCACAAAACCACAGAAAATAAACCTAATAGACAATCTAAAACAATACGATGCAAAAGTAATTTCAGCACAAAATTGTTTAAAATTGTTACTAAATCACAAAGCAACACCAAAATTTAAAGAGATAGTTTGGAAATTAATTTATTATTTTGAAAATATTGAAGAATATGAAAAATGTAAATCATTAAAAAACTTTTTAAAATTTAATGAAGAAACATTTGGTGAATAAAAATTTACAATTACCTTTGTGACAAGATTTTAATAAAGAAAATAAATTTTATGATATTAGCAGACAAATATTTTAAAGAAACATTACAAAAACTTTGGCTTTATGGTGAAAAGGATGTAAATCCAAGACCAAAATATAAAGATGGTGTTGATGCACATTCATATTTTATTTCACCAATTTTTGAAACATATGATTTGGGAGAAGGTGAGTTTCCAATTATAACGTTAAGAAATACGGCTATTAAAATGGGAATCAAAGAAATATTTTGGATATTTCAAAAGCAATCAAATTCGTTAGAAGAAGCTCATAAAATGGGCATAAATTGGTGGGACGAATGGGATATTGGTGATGGAACAATTGGGAATCGCTACGGATACACAGTTAAAAAATATGATTTAATGAATAAATTGTTAAAGGGTCTTATTGAAGACCCTTTTTCAAGAAGACATATTATAAACCTATATCAATATGAAGATTTGAATAGTTCAAAGGGTTTACATCCATGTGCATATGAAACTATTTTTACAGTTAGGAAAAATCATAGGAATAAATTAGTGTTAGATATGACATTAATGCAAAGGTCGAGTGACTACCTCGTTGCAAAAACGATTAATTCGATTCAATACGTAGCTTTACAAATGATGATTGCACAACACTGTGAATATGGATTAGGAAAATTTAATCATTTCATTCAAAATGTTCACATTTATGATAGGCACATGGATGCTTTAAAAGAACTTTTAGAAAAAGAACCTATAAATGTTCAACCAAAGTTAGGTTTATGGTATGAAAAAAATTTCTACAATTATACAATAAACGATTTTGAAATTTACGGAACGGAAAATATTACAAAAATTAAATCACCTTTAGAATTAGCAATTTAAAATAATTAATAAAATTTAAAATTAAATAACATGAGAGCAAAAATTAGAGCCGAAAGATTGTTAGATACTTTGCAAGCAACTGTAAAAAATTTAACGGTGACATTAGGAAGAACAACTGCCTACCCAATGGTTGAAAAAAATTTAGAAAAAATTGATGAATTGATTGAACAACTTCAAGAAATAGTAGATGTTGAAAATGGAACTATGGATAACAATTATTAAAATTAACAAAAAATAACTAAATATTATGAAAATTACATTAGAAGACTTAGAAAAACAAATTGAAATATTTTTTAATAATTTAGAAAAGATTGAAACATTCGATGTTGAAAAATCTTTATTATTAAAATATTTTTCGGAAAATGAAAAAACATTATTTACATCACCATATGCTCAAAATGTAGATATTTCAAAATATGCTTTTGATGGTGGATATGTTTGCTATGTAAACAATTTTGTAAAGGCTTGTAAATATTTGTATAGACTATGGAACACCTTTCAACCATTAGATTTTACAGAAGATGAATTAATTTTTACAGCATATTGTTGCGATTTGGGAAAACTTTCTGTTGATAATCTTCCACTATTTGTTAAAAACGATATTGATTGGGAAATTAAAAAAGGGTTTGTTTACAAATTAAATCCAACAGTAGATTTTATGAAATATTCTGAACGGTCTTTGTACATTTTACAAAGTATGGGGATGCAAATTGATAATAAATTTTACTTAGGAATAAAACTACAAAACGGTTTATATGACGAAAATAATTCTGAATATTTAAAAACGTTTAATCAAGGGAAGACTTTAAAAACAAAACTTCCTTTGTTAATTCACCAAGCACAAGTCATTGTAAATAATTAATAAAATGAAAATAAATTACTTTTTTATATGTCAAACATATTTATAAAAAAGTAATTTATTTTATTTATTAACATGGAAAATTTAGTTAGCATTATTGCAAAACCCACCAAAAAATACGTTCATCAAGAAACAAATAACTATATGTTTTTTAGTAATTTGAAACAGATGAAAAGACAATGTGAAATATTGTTAAAATTAAATGAAAATGCTGTTAATACAGTTCTTAACGATGGGCATGATTGGGCAGATGACCATATAACGGTAGCTAAAGAAAATATAGACCAAGTTTTTGATTTTATGGTGATGCCAATCTTAGCAAAAGTAAAATCAGAGTTGTTGAGTGAGCAATATCAAATAAACGAGAGTGAAAATAAACCAAATAATCCTGAATTATGGGCGAGTTCTTTGGCTTGGGCAAAGACAAGGTATAAAGTATGTCCAAGTGCATTATGTAATGGTGCAGCAGCTAAGAGATATAAGTCGAAAGGTGGTACATGGAAAAAAATAAAATAACGACATGAAAGTACGTGTAATAACATAATAACAATTTCATAGAAAATTAATTAATTAAAATAGAAAATTTACCATAAAAATTTTATTTTGTATATTTATAATAAAATTATCTTATGTACTATAAATTATCCGAATATGCCAAGAAATTTAATGTCACTTATAGAACAGCTTGGAATAGGTTTAAAAAAAATAAGATTGATGGTGCTTATTTAGATGAAAGTAATCACGTTGTTATACCAATTAATAAATTTGAATCATCTAAAAGAGTTGCTCTTTATTCAAGGGTATCTAATAATGATAGAAAAGATAATCTTGAAAGACAATCGGAAAGACTTTTAAATTATGCTATTAATAATGGATATGATGTCATTCATAATATAAAAGAAATTGGTAGTGGTTTGAACGATAATAGAAAAAAATTAATTTCTCTATTAAAAACCAATAATTGGGATATTTTAATTGTTGAGAATAAAGATAGATTAACAAGATTTGGTTTTAATTATATTGAAACATTATTAAATTTTTATGATAAAAAAATTATTGTTGTTAATAGAACAGATGATGATAAAACAGATTTAATTGAAGATTTAACTTCTATTATTTATTCATTTTCTGAAAGAATGTATGGACTTAGAAAAAAGAAAAATAAAAAAGATGTTTTAAAATTCTTACAGTCTTAAATGTTATTAGTTGAACAACATATCATCAAACAACAACATCCTTTTTTCAAGGAATGTGATGAATTATGTTTTAAATCTAAGAATCTTTATAATTATACTAATTACATAGTTAGACAAGAATTTATAAAGACGAGTAAAGAGAAGGAATTGGGATTGGTTGAACATGCTACTTATTTGAATTATTATGATATAAATAAATTAGTAAAAGAAAATATTGATTATTGTTTACTTCCAAGAAAAGTGTCTAATCAAACATTAATGTTATTAGATAAGAATTGGAAATCGTTCTTTGCTTTAATAAAGAAATGGTCTAAAAATAAAAACTCTTTAAATGGTAAACCAAATTTACCTAATTATTTAGATAAAATTAAAGGTAGAATGGTTACATCTTATGAATTGGGTGCAATTTCTTCTAAGTATTTAAAACAGTCAATAATTAAACTATCACAAACAAACATACAATTTAAAACCTTTGTTCCTTCAAAGGATATTCAACAAGTTAAAATTGTTCCAAAGAATGGACATTATGTTATTGAGGTGGTTTATAAAAAAGAAATAAAGGCATTAAAACAAGACAATAAAAGATATTCTTCTATTGATTTGGGATTGAATAATTTAGCTACCGTAGGTAGCAATGTTATGAAACCTTTTATTATTAATGGAAAACCGTTAAAGAGTATAAATCAATTTTATAACAAAAAATTAGCTAAACTAAAATCAAATTTAAAAGAACGTGAGAAGTCCACCAATAGAATAAAACGTTTACATTTTAAACGTAACAATAAAATAAAGGATTATTTACATAAAAGTTCACGATGTATAATTAATCAATTAGTTTCCAATTCAATTAACACCTTAATTATAGGACATAATAAAGAATGGAAACAAGAAATTAACATTGGGAGTGTAAACAATCAAAAATTTGTTTCAATACCACATTCAAGATTCATTGACATGTTAAAATATAAGGCTTCTTTGGAAGGAATAAACGTTATTCTTCAAGAAGAATCTTATACGTCTAAATGTTCATTTTTGGACAATGAACCTATTCAAAAACATGAATGTTATAAAGGAACAAGGATTAAAAGAGGTTTGTTTAAAAGCGAAGAACGTGGTATTATAAATGCCGATGTTAATGGGTCTTTAAACATTCTAAGAAAAGCAGTTGGAAATGCTTTTAACAAGGCAAATTCAATAGAGGTAAGTAGTTCACCATTAAGAATTAAAACATTCTTATAAAATAATTTTCTATGAAAATCATAACTGTAAGTAAAGAAGATTTGCAATACATCAAAGAAGATTTGCAATACATCAAAGAATCTATTGAAAAAGGTGATGTATTAACGGAAGACCTTAGAAGATGGTTTAAAGAAAAATGGGTAGATGTAAGTCGTAAGGTAAAAGGTAAGCACCCACCTTGTGGTAGAAAATCTGCAAGTGGAAAAGCATATCCAAAATGCAGACCTTCGAAAAAAGTGTCAAAAGAGACACCTAAAACCGCAAGTTCTTATAATAAAAAAGAAAAAAAGGCAATGACTTCTCAAAAGAGAAGAGCCGAGAAAAAGAACCCTAAAACAGGAAAGGGTAATAAACCAACGATGACAAAATTTGATGAAGGCTTGGAAAAAGATACCACATCACATCCAACTTTGGTCAATAAAAACGTAAAAATATCGGAAGCGTTAAATCATCATATACTATCAAAAAAACCATTAACGGAAAGTGTTTATAAGTCGGGTTCGGATGAATTACTTGAATTATTGGAAGACTGTAAAATATTATATCTAAATGGTGAATTAGACTTATCCGATGAAGATGTAACTTTTATTTACGAGAATGAATTCGGAAAAGTTGAACAAACTAATTATGTAGCAACCAATGTATTGAATGAAGCCGAATATCAAGG